TAAATCTTTTACTGTTGAAAGTGCATGTACATGTGATGCAGATATAGAGTAATGCGTTGTTGGTATTTGCATCACACCTTCAATAACAACAAGAGCTAAAAAGTCATCCGAAATAGTAGCACTTACCTCAAATATTTTTGTAGTGCCATTTCCTGTTAAAGTTTGTTGATATGCAACAGTCGGACCGGCGCCGCTATAATAGGCGTTATGTGTAGTTGTAGTTGTACTATTATCAGTAATAATAGATGTACCGCCTGATATTGTTATAACATCACTCCCTACCTCACTTAAGAGCTGAATGTTAGGACCAGCGCAAAGAGTCAAAGTATCAGTTGTTGTATCAGCAACTACATCAGCACCGATCGCAGCTCCAGCGCGATTAGCTGATAGAGTAATAGTTTTAAAACTAAATTCATTATCTTCTCCACTAGCACCTCCTCCTCCTGCAGTGCCTGATATTGTTATGACATCATTTGTCGGGTCACTAATAAGTTCTATGTTAGGGCCAGCGCAAAGAGTTAAGGTGTCAGTAGTAGTATCGGCAACTACATCAGCACCTGTTGCTGCACCAGTACGGTTTCCTGAAAGAGTAATAGTCTTAAAACTAAATTCATTTGCATGCTCAGCACTATTAGTTGCTGTATAGTTCCAATCAGCGCTATATGTATTTAAAGTTGTTTTAGTATTACTGAAATCAGTACGTTCAGTAGCAGTTATAATTTGCCCACTACCGGCATTGCTAACATCTGAATGATCTGTAACACTGCCTTGACTGTGTGTATAAGCTGTGCCCCAGTTTGCACTATTACCATTGAGAGTAGTACTATCTGCTGCATCATTAATATATAACGGCCCAACCATCGCTGAGTGAGCTGAGCATTGATAATATAATTGTCTTGGCGCGTTGTGAGGTACCTCAAAATCTACATTACCAGCTTGTGCACCGTTACCTGAAACTCCAGATAGATATTGATTACCTGTACCAGTCCCGGCAGTTGTTTTAATATAAAAAGGATGGCCAGACGCATTTACTCTAAAGCGATATGTATGACCTCTCTGTAAGTGTACAGATGGATTATCATCGTTAGTAAATCCACCATTATTAAATCTATATGCACCTGAACCGCTATTAGTTACATCAAAGGCAACACTTATAGCACTATTAGTTGCAACATGATTCCAATCAGCACTGTATGTGTCTAAAGTTGTTTTAGTACTATCTAAATTTGTACCATCGGTTGCAATATCTCTCCCGTCTACAGTTCCCGTTACGGATATATTGCCATTAATTGTTGCATTAGATGAAGTACCTAAATGACCTGAAACGAGCACCGCATTAGTATTGACATGTATAGGCGTATCTTCAAGCTGTTCAAAGCCTGTTGTCGCACTTACCAATGTATATAACGTATCTGACATTTTTAATTATTTATTACCATATTGCTAATGCTACTCTGCGCCAATTGTTGTTACTTACACATATATACAGATAATTATTATCATAAGCAATATCACCTTTTGTACCGGCGGATGTGTAATTCGTTGGGGCAGTTGTTGTTGTTACTCTTAATTGTTGTGCTACGATAGCACCTGTTGTTAAACTTGATGAACCATTATCAATACTCCCAAATCCGGATGTGATTGATCCTGAATTTAGAGCTCCTGTACCTGTTATATCCCCTTGATGTTGAGTTACATTTGATGACGCTATACGAGCATCTGCAAATGTACCAGATGTGATTTTGCTTGTTGGAAGATCAGCTACATAAGCATTTGCAATTGCAGTACCATTCCATGTACCTACATCTATTGCACCACCGTTAGCAATTCTAAATACAGGTGTACCATCATCAAAATACTGTGCAACAACATTATTACCCGTTTGTTCAACATGAAGTGCAGGACCTGTACCAACGTTTGTTACTGAGAGGGCAGAAGTGACTGTTACAACAGTATCAGCTTGTATTGTATCTCCTTGTACGGTTAGATTACCTGTAATAGTTGCATCGCCGACTTGAATATTATTTGTAGTTGTACTACCATTACTAGTTACATCATCTAAAGTAAGACCACTATTAGCAGCAACGTAATTCCAATCTGCACTATTAGTTTTAGTTGTTGAAACAACACTGTTTAAATTATTACGTTCAGTGCTTGTTATGATTTGACCTGAGCCTGCATTACTTACGTCCGAGTGATCTGTAACGCTCCCACGAGAGTGGTCGTATGCAGCTGTAAAGTTAGTAGCCGATACCGAATCAATACTTAGAGTATCGCCTGTAAGAGTAACACCGTTATTGGCTGCAAGATTGGTGTCGTCACTAATATCAATCTCTCCTAGAGTTATTTCTCTATCTGAGATAGACAGATAATCATGGCTAGATGTTTCTAAAGTTATTGCGCTATTAGCTGCCGTATAATTCCAGTCTGCGCTATATGTATTTAAAGTTGTTTTAGTATTATCTAAATTAGTACCGTCGGTTGCAACATCTCTACCATCTACTGTTCCATTAACTATTATATTACCCGAAATTTTTGCAGACCCGACAACGTCTAATTGGTAACTCGGGTTAGATTGATTTATACCTACATTACCGTTACTATCAACGCGCATTTTTTCAGCAGGAACAGTACCATATCCAACTTTAAATATTAAGGTACCAACATTAACTCCTACATTTTCACTTGTACCTTCAATAACAGCTCCATATGCTGAGTAAGCTGGAGTTCTACTTGAAAACCATATTTGACCGTAAGTACCTGGACTGCCCTGGGTAGTTCCAGCAAGTCTTAACTTTGGAACATTTGCTCCACCATCAGGATGTCCAACTACAAACTCGCTAGGAGTATTAAATGGTGCAGTGCCATACACTACAGATGAAAGGCTGTTATCAACTGTAAATAATGCATTAGCGCCTGACTTAACAGTTAAATCGTCTGTTATAGTAGCAGTGCCTACTTGAATATTATTTGTTGTTGTGCTGCCATTACTAGTTACATCATCTAATGTAAGAGCACTATTGTCTGCTACATAAGTCCAGTCTGCGCTATATGTATTTAAAGTTGTTTTTGTGTTACCAAAGTCAGTACGCTCAGTTGCGGTTATAATTTGACCTGAACCAGCATTACTTACGTCCGAGTGATCGGTAA